GATGAACTGATCAAGAGGCAAATCACTACCCCGCAAGCAGCAGCACCAGCCATTGAAGATGATGCTGATTTTTTTGCCGATCCTGTTAAGGCTGTAAATAAAGCAGTAGCAACGCATCCAGCAATACAGCAAGCTCAAGTAGCTGCTGCACAAATGGCTCGTATGCAGACTGCGAACAGGTTAGCTCAAACACATGCAGACTACACTCAAGTGATCGCTGATCCTGAGTTTGCTACTTGGGTTAATGAATCACCAGTACGTAAACGATTGTATATGCAGGCTGATCAACAGTTTGATTTTGATTCTGCTAATGAGTTGCTTAGTAACTTTAAAGCCTTGAAGAAGGTTCGTCAAGATACGGTTAAAGAAGCAGCAGCTCAAATGAAAGAAGAGAACTCTAAACAGTTACGAGCAGCTACAGTATCTACATCAAGCAGTACAGGTGAAACAAGCAATAAAATTTATCGTCGAGCAGATCTTATTCGGCTCCAACTTACAGACCCTGAGCGATATATGCAGATGCAGCCTGAGATTATGGAGGCATACGCTTCAGGAAGGGTTCGTTAAACTTAATTGAAAGGTACTTAAAATGGCTTCAGCAGCTTATCCTGGAGGTAGTTCCTCCATCGTTAACAAGACCAATGCGGATAAATTCATCCCAGAGATTTGGTCTGACGAAATCGTTGCCTCTTACAAAAAAGCTCTTGTGATGGCTAACCTCATCAACAAGATGAGCATGAAAGGTAAGAAAGGCGATACGCTTCACATTCCAGTTCCCACCCGTGGCTCTGCTTTCGCTAAAGCAGCTAACACCGCTGTTACCATCCAAGCTGATGTAGAGACCGAAGTTCAGGTTCTCTTGAACAAGCACTTCGAATACAGCCGTTTCATCGAAGATATCGTTGAAGTTCAGGCTCTTTCGTCGCTTCGTCGTTTCTACACCGAAGATGCTGGTTACGCTCTTGCTCGTCAAGTAGATACCGACCTCATTCAACTCGGTCGTTCAGCCAACAACGGTGCTGGTACTGCAGCTTATGCTAACGCATACATCGGTGGTGATGGTAGCACTGCTTACACCAGCGGTTCCCCCAATGCTTCTGCATTGACCGATGCTGGTATCCGCCGTATCATCCAGCGTTTGGATGACAACGATGTACCGATGACTGATCGTTACCTTGTTGTTCCTCCTTCCAGCCGTAACACGTTGATGGGTATTAATCGCTTCACCGAGCAGGCTTTCGTTGGAGAGACCGCTGGTGGTAACACCATCCGTAACGGTCAGATCGGTGATGTCTACGGTGTTAAAGTGTTTGTTACACCTCAGTGCGATACCGCTACTGGTTCTGCACGTATTGCTCTCATGTTCCACAAAGATGCAGCAGTGCTTGCAGAGCAGATGGGTGTTCGTTCGCAGACTCAGTACAAGCAGGAATACCTTGCTACGCTGTTCACCAGCGATATGCTCTACGGTGTTTCGTTGCTCCGTAAGGGTGACCTTGCTTCCGTACCGACATCGATGTTCCCCATCGCTGTTCCTGCCTAAATAGGCTATAGGGGAGGCTAAGATGTCTCCCCTAGTACTAAAGAGATACGAATGATTACTTTCCGTTGTAAATTATCTGGTGTGTTTCATACGTTTGAGACTGAGTATGATATCAAACAAATGCGTAGACATCCAGAGTATGAAGAAGTAAAAGAACAGAAGGCAGAAGAAAAACCAGTAGAGAAAAAGGTCACGAAAAACTCTAAAGAGGGTTAACAATGCCTATTATCAAGATCAAGGGTTCATCAACAGCATCCTCTGTACCTAGCTCGTTAGCGCAACGAGAGCTTGCTGTTAACGTTACTGACAAGAAGCTGTATGTTGGTGATGGCTTTGTTGTACAGAAAATTGTTGGTTCTCTTGGTAATCAAGAAGCTAATGCTGTAGCAATCACAGGCGGTACTGTAACAGGTATTACAGACCTTGCTGTTGCTGATGGTGGTACTGGAGCCAGCACTGCTGCACAGGCTCGTACTAACCTTGGTGTTACTGCTACAGGCTCTGATACAACATACGCTTTCAGAGCAAACAATCTTTCTGACTTATCTAATGTAACCACTGCCAGGACTAACTTAGGTCTTGGTACAATGGCTGTACAGAATGCTAACACGGTTAACATCACTGGTGGTATTGTTAGCGGTATCACTGATCTAGCAGTTGCTGATGGTGGTACAGGTGCTAGTACTGCTGCTGATGCAAGAACTAACCTTGATGTTCCTAGTCGTACTGGTAGCGATGCTTCAGGTACTTGGGGTATCAGCATCACGGGTAATGCAGCTACAGCAACCAATGGTGTAGTCACTACAGGTTCTTATTCCAATCCTACGTGGTTAACATCCTTAGGTTGGGCTAAAATAACTGGTACACCGACAACACTAAGTGGCTACGGCATCACTGATGGTGTCAGCACATCGGGTACTTATAGTAATCCTTCATGGCTGACAGCACTAGCTTGGTCAAAGATTACGTCTACACCAACCACACTGAGTGGTTATGGTATTACTGATGGTGTAAGCACTTCAGGTAGCTACAGCAACCCAGCATGGATCACTTCCATTAGTGGTTCTATTGTGTCCGGTAACATCACAGGCAATGCAGCTAACGTCACTGGTACAGTAGCAGTTGCTAAAGGTGGTACAGGAGCTACAACAGCAGCTACAGCAAGAGTAAACTTACTTCCTTCATACACAGGCAATGCAACTAAGGTATTAACTGTCAACGCAGGAGAGACAGATGTTACTTGGACTACTGCTGGTGGTGGTGGTGGTATTGGTGATGTTGTTGGTCCTGCATCTGCTACTGACAATGCTGTAGCAAGGTTTGACGGTACAACAGGTAAACTAATCCAGAACAGTGCATTCACTGTTAATGACTCTGGTGAGGTTATGGCTGGTACATGGACTGCTACAACAGTTAGTCCTTTGTATGGTGGTACTGGTCAAACATCGTACACCAATGGTCAACTACTGATTGGTAATGCTTCTGGTGGTTTAACTAAAGCTACCCTGACTGCTGGATCAAATATCACAATCACTAACGGTGATGGTGCTATCACTATTGCATCTACAGGTGGGGGAAATATTGATGGAGGTACACCGTAATGCCAGTAAATCAGTTAGTTCAGCTTCGCAGAGGTACAGCGTCGCAGTGGACATCCGCAAATCCAACGCTTTCCGCAGGAGAGATTGGTGTAGAGACTGATACCAAGAAAATAAAAGCCGGAGACGGTTCAACTGCTTGGAATAGTTTGTCTTATGTTGGAGGCAGCGGTGGCGGCCTTGCTTGGCAATCCACCCAAACCACAGGTTTCACCGCAGTCGCAGGCAGAGCTTATCCCTGCAACACAACCTCAGCAGCCTTCACGGTCACGTTGCCGGCAAGCCCTTCTGCAGGTGATCTTGTCACGCTGACCGATTACGCGGGGACTTGGGGTACGAATAACCTGACCGTAAACCCCAATGGAAATAAAATTAATGGTAACACTGGCAATGTTGTAGTGTCCGTATCAAGAGCTTCCGTAAATATAGTTTACCTTGATAGCACTCAAGGCTGGGTTTCATACGCAAATGTATCCACGGACCTTCTTGCGCAGCCTGCTGCTACGTCGATTGATTATCTTGTTGTTGCTGGTGGGGGCGGTGCTGGAGGCGGAGGATCAACCTACGCTTGTACTGGTGGTGGCGGTGCTGGCGGTGTGAAAGACGGATCATCAGTAAGCGTTGCTAGTGTTGCATCACTAACAATCACCGTTGGTGGTCCCGGTTCAGGTGGCTCGGGTTATTCAGGGCCGGGTACGGTTGGTGGTAATTCGCAAATCTCTGGAACGGGATTTACTACGGTTAGTTGCACTGGTGGTGGTGCTTCAAATTCTTACAATACGGCATCTACCAGCAAAAACGGAGGATCTGGCGCAGGTGGTAACGGCCTTACAACTGTTGCTAATGGGGCAACAGGCGGGACAGGTACATCAGGCGAGGGAAATGCCGGTGGTGATGGAAGAAATTTTGCCGATACAACTGCAGCAGCTGGTGGTGGTGGCGGTAAAGGCGTGGCTGGTGCTACTTATCCGTCAAATGGAGTTGGGGGTAATGGTGGTACTGGGTACGAATGGCCAACCTCCTCTGGAACATTCTACGCTGGTGGTGGCGGTGGTGGCGCAAATACAACAGGCGGTTCGGGTGGGTCAAGCATAGGTGGAACCGGCGGTTCAGGAAACACGAACGGAACAAACGCATCGCCAGCAAACCGTGGGTCTGGCGGTGGTGGCGCTGGCGGAGCTGGTTCCGGAGGCGCAACGAATGGCGGTAATGGTTCAGGCGGTGTTGTAATTATTCGTTATGCAGACACCTTTCGCGCTGCGACAACGACCGGATCGCCATCCGTGACAACGTCTGGCGGCTATCGAACCTATACATGGACCGGCAACGGCTCCATCACATTTTGAGGTAGCACATGGCTCATTTTGCAAAACTCGATGAGAACAACAATGTGCTTGAAGTGCATTGTGTCCACAACAACGAACTGTTTGACCAGAACGGTGTTGAGCAGGAATGGAAGGGCGTTTGGTTTCTCCAGAATTGGTCAGGCGGCTATCCGCACTGGAAGCAGACCAGCTACAACGCCAACTTCAGGAAGAATTTTGCAGGCATCGGTTACACCTACGACTCAGTTCGTGACGCGTTCATTCCACCAAAACCAACACCAGACGCAGTATTAGACGAAGCAACTTGCCAGTGGATTGTTCCTAGCGATTCTGTAGGCGCAGATTCACTAAGCGGCTCTGACAGTGTAGCCTAATCATGGCTCTCCAACACGTAGACGAACAAGTAAAGCAGATCGGTGATGCGATATCTATCATCACTGTAGTAGGTGCATTAGCTAACATACTACCTGCTATCGCTGCAATACTAACTATCGTATGGACAGCTATACGTATCTGGGAAACAGACACTATTCAGTCTATCTTTAAAGGAAAGAAAGATGCTAAAGAAAACTAAGAAACCCATGAAGAAAGAAGAGTATGCTTCACCAATGGCTAAGAAGAAGCATGAGAAGACTGAATCAAAGGCTATGAAAGCTAAAGAACGTAAGATGGGTATGCCTTCATGAAACAAAACCCAAAGAAGATTAAGAAAGTTATGGAAGAGTACAAAGAAGGTACACTCCATAGCGGTAAAGGCGGTCCTGTTGTTAAGTCTCGTAAGCAAGCAGTGGCGATTGCTCTATCTGAAGCTGATATGGCTAAGAAAGGAAAGAAGAAATGAAACCCTGTCCAGGATGCCCAACACCAGCAAAGTGTAAGAAGGCTGGTCAATGTCTGATGAAGGCTAAAGAAGTCAAGCGTAAGAAATGAAAGACCCTCGTTTAGACAGAGCAGGTGTGTCTGGTTATAATCGCCCTAAAAAAACACCAGACCATCCTACTAAGAGCCACATTGTTGTAGCAAAGGACGGTGATCAAGTTAAGACGATTCGTTTCGGTCAACAAGGTGTATCTGGTTCTCCAAAGAAAGAAGGAGAATCATCTTCTTATCGTAAACGTAGGGAATCCTTTAAAGCTCGTCATGCCCAGAATATCGCTAAAGGTAAGATGTCAGCGGCCTACTGGGCAGACAAAGTAAAGTGGTGATATAAATGGCTACAAGCTATCTAGATCTAGTTAATGCTGTATTGCTACGAGTACGAGAGCCTACTGTACAGACTGTATCTCAATCTTCTTATTCACAGTTGATTGGAGAGATGGTTAACGAAACTAAGAGAGAAGTTGAAGACTCTTGGAACTGGGCTATTCTACGTACAACTAAGACCATAACCACTTCAGCAACAGTCTATGGTTATGAGATCCCATCAACGAATCCACGAACAAAAGTATTAAGTGTTTATCTTCCCAGTGCTCACATGTATTTGGAGAAGGTCTCTGAAGATCGTATGAACACCTTATTGTTCGTAAATCCTACACAGGCTGGTAGACCTTACTACTATAGTTTTGGTAGTTCTACACCAAGCACTGGTGTCTTAACACTGAATGTATTCCCTATTCCTGATCAAGCTTATACTATCAAAGTAGAGTGTGTCGTACCACAGGAAGATCTTGTCAATGACTTAGACAACGCATGGTTGCCTAAGGATATGATTGTACAAGGTGCTTATCTTCGTGCTATCAATGAACGTGGTGAAGATGGTGGTAGGTTATCTGATCAGCAGTCAGAACTATATCGTAAGACTGTAGCTAACTATATCTCTATTGAAGCTGAACGCTTTAAAGATGAGATTACCTGGGATGCTGTATAATGGCAGATCAACTCAAAGCCATCAGTATTGTTGCTCCTGGCTTTGCTGGACTTAACACCCAAGACTCCTCTGTATCACTGACAAAAGACTATGCTCTTATTGCTCAGAATGCAGTGATTGATCAATTCGGTCGTATCGCTGCTAGACGAGGATGGGATAATGTTAATACCGCTGCAGGGT